CGCAATTGCTCCAGCAATTGAACGTGCTGGTGAGTTTGTTGAAGCAGGACAAGAAGCAGTTTCTGATGCTGTTGAAGCAGGCATCCAGGCAATGGGTCTTGAAGATGAAGTCGAATTTGTCGGTGACCAACTTGACAAAGCAGGCGAAGCAATTCAAGAAGTTGGTGATGAGATTAGTGGTGCCATCGGTGACATGGTTGAAGGTGTTTCTGGTTGGTGGGATTCTTGGTGGGGTGATGGTCCAGAGCCTGCGCCACTAGATAGAGGCGCAGGACTAATGCGTTCAACAGGTAGTCATGCTGAAATGGCAGTTGCTACAGGTGATGCTGGAACTCGTAGAAATGCACTAGTTGCTCAAATGGATGCTTCAGGTATTACTAGCCCACAAGAACGTGCGGCAATCATGGCGCAAGCAGACCACGAATCTGCTGGATTCACAAGAACTGAAGAGAACTTTAACTACTCAGGTAAAAGATTATTTGAACTATATGGTGCAGGTAACTCATACGGAAACAAAGTACGTTTCAATTCACAACAAGAAGCAGAAGGACTAGTATCTCAAGGACAGAGTGCAGTTGGTGATGTTATCTATGGTGGACGTATGGGCAACGACACAGAAGGTGATGGATTCAAGTACAGAGGTAGGGGCGCTTTCCAATTAACAGGTAAAGCAAACTACAAAAAGTACGGAGACATGATTGGTGTTGACCTAGTTGCAAATCCAGAACTTGTGAATGACCCAGAGATTGGTGCAAAAGTCGCAGTCGCATACTATCAAGACCGTGTGTCTGGTAGAGGTATTGAGGGTGGCGACATTGATGCAGTATCCAGAGCAGTTAATGGTGGTAGTGTTGGACTAGGGGACAGAAGAGAACTATACTCTCAGTATCTTGCAAGTGGTGTACCTGCGGCTGAAATGGTTCCAGGTGCTGGCGGTTCTGGTGCGGCATTAGCAGATATTGCTACAACTAATGAAGAACTACTCGCAGAACAACAGCAAGGCACTGGTTCTGGTAACCCTATTATTATGAATGCAAACAGTTCTACTGTAGCATCTTCATCAAACAACACAACAACTTCATCTTCATCTACGCAACACTTGTCGCCAGAAGAAGCGGCGTTGATATACGGATAACAAAAAGGGGGCAATCAAGCCCCCTCTTCTTTTTACAAATCAGATTCTATATTAATCATCTTCTGCCAATTTGGCAAAGTATGACATAGTATCTTCTTCATCATCGCTATCTACTGAAACACTCTCCGCCGTCTTTGCAGTCGGTTTAGATGCTTCAGGCGCTTCTTTAAACGCTGGCTTGTATGATGTAACAGCAGGTCCATCATCAACAGCACTTGCACTTGCTTGTCCAGATACACCAAGAACTTTGTTCAAACGTGCTGTTAGTTCTGCATACGACTTGAAGTTCTTAGGGTCAACAAATTCAACAAGTGAATGCTGTTTTTTCCAAAGTGTTTCAAGAGCATCGTCATCACCATCAAGCAAAGCAGTTGAACTATCAAACTCTGACTTGTCATAGTTACGATAACCTTCTACCTGACGAATTTTCAATTTGAAGTTTGCGCCTTCCCAGAAATCAAATGGGTTGACTGGACTCTCATCTTCAAACTGCGGATTCATCGCTTCAGTAATCTTATCAAAGATTTTCTTACCGAACTGATACAAGAAGACCTGACCTTCATTCTCTGGACGCTTAGGGTCACTGACAACCATGATGTTGGCAATGTACTTCAAGCGGCGTTTTTGCTTACGAGCAATTTCTTTGTTCGCTTCAACGCCAGAGTTCCAAAGTTTAGAGTTGTACTCAGATACGGGGTCTTGTCCACCGATTGTCGTTAGGGAGTTTTCAATGTACCAACCACCTGGTCCTTGGAAGCCATGGTCGAATACACGAACCCATGGTAGGTCTTCACCTTCTGGTGCTGGTAGGAAGCGAATGACTGCAAAGCCGTTGCCTGCTTTATCGACTTCTGGTTTCCAGAAACGGTCTTCACTTTGACCACCTGATTGTGGTGATGCTTGTTTCTCTAGTTCAGATGCAAGTTTTGCAAAGTTGCCAGAGGATTTTTTGAGGGATGCAAAAGACATAGTATTTTCCTTTAAGAGTTATATTGCTGTATAGCAGTTTTTGTTTTCATCGTATCCACATTATCATAATATACAAGTGTATTTATAACACAAAAATTATGGTTTGTCAAGTGAAAACTTCCTTCATCAACGATTTAATTTTGCTAACATCTACATTAACAAAACCTTCATACTTCTTTATACGCTTACGAACAATCGGGTAGAAGATATCATCCTCTACATTCTTATCCCAACGAGCAAAGAAGTTTAACACCCTATCCATTGCAACGAGTGTTTCAACTTGAATTAAATCTTCTTGTTGAAACTGCAACAGTAGGGGCAACTCATTGTCTCTCACCGCAAACAACTCATCAAATGTTACATTGTTGTTGTCTAGGTAAGAGACAATATTAGATAGGTCCGACTTGACTAGATATGTCATTGACTGTTGCTTTTTTTGAAAGCGTTTATACACTTCAATGTATTTCTCATCAAGTAGGTTACCCACCCAAATCTTTTCATTCTCAAAGAAGTTCGCAACGAGAAAGTATTTCAACTCCTCGTCATCAAACCTCTTGCCCAACTTAGTGAAGAAGAATTTGTCTTTACGACCTAGAAAACTCTTCTCACTTGCCGATACCTTTCCATTATACTTGATGTAATCATAACTGTCAAGGGAAAAATGGTTTTTAATTGCAAGATATTGTCGATAGGCTTCGAATCCAGTCATAGCGGTAATGTGCTTATCCTCGGTAAATAGTTCATCTCACGATATTCATTCTCAAGATACATTTTAGTTTTCGCATCAATGTACTTTGCGATATCATCATACTCAAGTTCGTTTTCTTCACACAGTAGACAGACAGCATCAATATACGGCATGTTCTCTTCCGAGACAAGCACTTTAAGTTTCAGATTGAAATCTTCAATGTTCATTTTAGTTTGAATTTCTACGGTGTTGTCCATTTATGTCCTCCATGTAAGAATGTTCTTGTACGCACCTTTTTTGGGGGATGCACTACGCAGTTTAGGGTTTTTAATATCTTCATCAGACGCATAATAGTTGTGAGGATGCTTCTTTACTTTAGTCTGATTAGGTTTTTCAATTTCGTATTTTTCTACTTCATTCATTATATCATCCTTTCAGTTCATTGGCAAGGGGAAAAATCTTAGAAATTACTTCTGCACATGCATGAGCAATCTGCATATGTTCTTTCTGGGTACCGTTCGCACCACGCAATTCAATGTAATGAATCCATGAACGCAGGCTTCCTTGCATGTACAAACGTGATTTCGTCAAACCTTCAGGTAAGACTTTTCGTGCTTGTTCTTTTGCAATGCCCCGTTCAATCGCCTGCTCATAGACTTCTTTTGATTGGTCAATAATCCACTGTTGCTTTGCGTCCCACCAAACTTGTAAAGATATATCACCAGTCTCAATAGAGTTCTGACGATTCTCCAAGTCTTGCAAACGTGCTTCAGACTTAACAAATGCATCACCCATGCTTGCTGGGTCTGCATATCGTTGACTGAATTCTTGAAATGCAAAACTGCGGTGACGAACAATCTGGTGGGCGATATCACGAGTTGTGTCAATCTCAAGCGTGGCGTTAACCATCTCAAGTGGTGACCAGTGGGCATGTTTGATTAGATACTTAATCAACTTCCCGGAGGTTTCGTTGTTCATTTGATTCGTAGGATTTGAAACCCTAGCACAATATGCAATAAGTTCTTGCATATCATCAAGTCCAATGAATGCGTCTTTTTCGACTTGTGAATAACAGATTAATCTAACTGACATGGGTTCTCCTTAACGATAAAAAATATGTGTACCAATTTTAGTAGTACGTTTCATAGACTTTGCCCAATAAGGCGTGACGTATGTTGCATGATAATACAGGGCTCCATCAGTAATGTCAAGGAGTTTATTCTCTGTATAGAGTTCATAGATTTCCCATGCTAGGGCTTGAGACATTTGCCAGTTCTCGCCTTCGTATGGTGTGTCTTTTTTCCCATCACAGTACCAACTGAACTGGCAACGATTGCGTTTCATACCGCCGTCTTTGTTCTTTTCTCCTTGATGTACTACATCACAAATTGTAGCAGGAAATTTACTATCAAGCACACGGTTGATTGTAACATTTGCTACTGCAACTCTACCAGCAGTCTCTTCAACTCCCGCCTCATAGTAGATGTTCTTTGCAAGACACCCTACTTCTGTCAAGTCAAAAATGATATCATTTATTGGGGCTGGTTGAACTTCTGACGCTGATGATGGACTAGAAGAAAAAGAATTGACGACAAAGGCAGCCAAACTTATAAATAGTACTGAAGTAATTGCACTTTTCACGATAAAACCTTTCGTTCTTTTTTTAGTACATGTGTATAATAGCATGGTTTTTGCATCCTGTCAAGTGGTATTATGATTATTTAGTTAAAAACCCTAAAAAAGAAGAGGGATACTATAAAAATGTATGAGTGGAGGTGACCCAACAGTAACCAAATAGAAGGTGTTCAGATGAACAGAATAACAATGTCGGCAATTTTCGTAATGTCTTTGATGTCTGCTAATATAACTG